CCTCTCCGTTGACGATAACGCTGTTTTGAATGAGTGCTTGGCTCAGCTGCGGGCGGTTGAGGGCATCAACCTGACTCGGCGCCGCTATTTCGAGTGCAAGCAGCTTGTTCGGCATCTTGGGATTGCGATNCCTCCGCAGTTGCAGTCNTTTGAGACTGTTATTGGATGGCCTTATAAGGCCGTGAAGTCGTTGGCGTCNCGNATCAAGCTTGGCGGCTTTGCTGTTCCTGGTGGTGACGGTGCTGATTTCGGGATTGACCGGATTTGGGCTGATAACCGGCTTGGTATTGAGGCGCATCACGCGCACATGTCAGCGCTGACTTATGGTGTGTCATTTGTGGCTGTGATGGCTGGAGGTGAGGGTGAGCCGGCGGCTGTTATCCGCACGCTCTCCCCGACTAGCTCTACTGCGCTGTGGGATGCGAATAAGCGCCGGGTTCGGGCCGCGTTGACGGTCATTGAGTCCGAGGCTGGCACCCCTAAAGAGTTCATCTTGTTCCTTGACGACAAGGTTGTGACTGGCAAGTTCTCGTTGGGCCGCTGGGTGCTTGATGAGACGGCTAACCCGCTGGATCGCTGCCCCGTCGTGATGCTCGCCTATGATTCTTCCCCTGAGTACCCGTTTGGGCGTTCGCGGATCAGCCAGGGCGTCATGAAGATCACTGATGAGGCGATCCGCACGGCGCTCCGCATGGAAGTCACGGCTGAGTTCTACTCTGCCCCACAGCGGTACATTCTTGGCGCTGATGAGAAGGCTTTCGTTGGCCCGAATGGTGAGGCTAAGACGGCGCTTGAGGCTATCACTGGCCGCATCCTTGGGTTGTCTAAGGACGAGGACGGCGACATTCCCACGGTTGGTCAGTTCCAGCAGGCTTCGATGTCTCCTCATACGGAGATGTTGCGGACGATTGCGGCGAAGTTCGCTGGTGAGACTTCCATTCCGGTCAACGCGCTCGGAATCATCCACGATAACCCTGCGTCTGATGCGGCGATGCACACGGCTTATCTGGATTTGAACTCTGATGCTGAGTCTGCGCATGAGCCGTTTGGTGCGGCTTGGATTGATGCGATGCGGATGGCTGTGGAGATCGCTACGGGCTCCGCTGAGGGTCTGGAGCTGCTGTCTACGAAGTGGCGGAACCCTGCTACCCCGACTATCGCCTCGCAGGCTGACGCGACGTCGAAGCTGGTTGCCGCTGGGGTACTGCCTCCTGATTCTGCGGTGACTTTGGAGCTTATGGGCTTCGACCAGACGACCATTGACCGGATTGTTGCTGACAGGCGCCGTGCTTCCGCTGGTAATCGGCTTGACGCCTTGGCAGCTGCCGTGAAGATACCTGCACAGGGGGTTGTTGATGTCGCTGCAACTACTGAACCAGTTCGAGCAGGCGAATAACGGCATAGCGGACCTTGTCGAGACTGACCTCACGGACTTCCTGGGGGCGCTGAACTTTGAGAACCCGGCGGCGGTGCAGATTGCGCTGTTCGAGTATGTTCCGGCGCTGGTTTCGGAGTATGGGGATGTTGCGGCTTCGGTCGCGGCTGACTGGTACGACGAACTGCGGGCTTCGGAGGGTGTGCCGGGGAGCTTCAGGGCTCCGCTGGCGTCTTCCGTTCCAGCGGCACAGGTTAGCGACCGTCTTGGCTTCGCTACGCGCGCTAGTGGCCCTCTGTGGCTCGGTGACAGTGCCACGGTGACGAACTTCCTGAGCATGATGACGAACGAGTACGTGTTGCAGCCTGGCCGTGACACGGTCATGCAGGCTGCGCACAAGGACAAGGCCGCTTATGCGCGGATTCCTGAGCCTGGCGCTTGTAAGTTCTGCCTGATGCTCGCTTCTCGCGGCTTTGTGTACTCGAAATCTACCGCGGGTCAGTCGAAGAAGTTCCACGGCAAGTGCCGCTGTAATGCGATGCCGGTTTGGGATGAAACCCGGGCCCGTGTCGAGTTCGGCTACGACCCCGACGCGCTCTATGACCTGTACGCCAAGGCCAGAGACGCCAAATAACTTCCACGGTCTCCCGTGAAGCGGTTACGCACGCCGTAAGTGTGGCCTATCAAACAGCCGACAGGCTCTAAACGGATGGATACACCTATGTCTGATGACATTACCGCTGACGCGGGAGAACACACCGACGGGTCCGCCGAGGAATCGTTCAAGGCGCCTGCCACGCAGGAAGAACTTGACCGGATCATTCAGGGGCGGCTCGACCGGGAGCGCAAGCGCTTCTCCGACTACGACGACATCAAGGCTAAGGCCGCGAAGTACGCCGAACTTGAGGAAGCCAACAAGACCGAGGCGCAGAAGACTGCTGATCGCCTGGCCGTCGCTGAGAAGCGTGCGGCTGAGCTTGAGGCTAAGGCTCTGCGGGCCGAGGTTGCCGCCGCTAAGGGTGTCCCTTCCGTGCTGCTAACGGGCAGCACGCAGGAGGAGCTTGAGGCTGCGGCTGATGCGCTTATCGCTTTCCGGGGCGAGCAGAAACCTGCTGGCCCGTCTTCGTCTTCGCTCAGCCGGGTGAACACGAACCCCGTGAAGGGCACGACTGGCGATCAGTTCGCTGACTTTTTCACGTCCAATCTTTCTTCTTAGGAGTAGGCCAACATGGCTGGTATTGATCTGAACCGGAGTAGCGCCGGCGTTTCCGCACTTCTGCCCAAGGAAATCTCGAATGAGATTTGGTCCAACGCTGTCAGCGATTCGCTGATCATGCGGACTGCTCGCCGCATCAGCCTCCCCGGCTCCGGCGTGACCATCCCCCTGATCACCGGTGATGCTACGGCTAACTGGGTGAACGAAACGGACGAGAAGCCCGTCTCTGACGTGACTCTGTCCAGCAAGTCGATCACCCCGTACAAGCTCGCCGTCATCGAGACGTTCTCCAACGAGTTCCGCCGCGACCTGCCGGGCCTGTACGCGGAGCTGGCCCGCCGCCTGCCGACCGCCCTGGGTCGCAAGTTCGATGCAACGATCTTCAACGGCACCGCCCCGGGCTCGAACTTCGACGTCCTGTCAGGTTCCACGGCTGTTGCTCTGGACGCTACGGACACCATCGGCGACCTCGCTACCGCGCTCACCACGGTTGGCGCTGCCGGCGGTGACGTTAGCCACTGGCTGATCGCCCCGCAGGCTGAGGGCACCATCATGACAGCGAAGGATGGCGTCGGTAACTACGCGTTCCTGCGTGACGCCCGCACTGACACAGGCGCCATCGGCTCCATCTTCGGGCGCGACGTGCTGAAGTCCACCTCGGTCTACAACAACCCGGCCACCGGCCCGGACGTTGTCGGCTTCGCTGGCGACTTCGCCAACTCCGCCATCTGGGGCTCCGTCGAGGGCATCAAGGTCTCGATCAGCGACCAGGCGACTGTGAACAAGGGCGGCACTCAGCTGAACCTGTGGCAGCGCAACATGTTCGCTGTGCTGGCTGAGATCGAGGTTGGTTTCGTTGTCCGCAACGGCGCCCACTTCGTGAAGCTGACTGGCGCTACCTCCGCGTAATGCTGCTTTCCAACCCTTACACGGGGAAGCTGGTTGACGTCTCTGCTGAGTTCGTTGACCAGCTTTCCCGGGCTGGTTTCAAGAAGCAGGAACCGGAAGTCGTGGAGCCCGCTAAGGGTCCCGCGCCGAGCGCTAAGCGCCCCGCACGTAAACCCCGCAGCTAGTAGGAGGCGTCATGGCTAATTGGACTACCGCTGATGAGGTTGTGGCGGCTTGGATTGGTGATGACGCGCCTACCGATTCGGGCAAAGTTGATCTGTGGATTGGTCGCGCTGAACGTTTGCTGCGGTCGCGTGTTGCTGGTCTTTCGCTTCGTATCGACGCGGATCCCATCACTGAGCCTGATCTGTTGGACAACGTCAAGGATGTTGTTACGTCGATGGTGCAGCGGGTGTTCCGTAACCCTGAGGGTGTGCGTACCCGTCAGGAGACTACGGGGCCGTTTAGCGGTTCGGTGACTCTTGGCGGGGATCAGCCGGGCGAGTTGTGGATCACAGATGACGAGCTGTCGCGGCTTGTTCTCGCTGGTTCTAGTCCTGGCGCGTTCACCATTGACACGATCCCGGTTACGTCGCCGTATTCGCAGCATTATGTGTGGCCTGCGGATGTGTGGCTGTGACCCGGCATCCGTTCGGCGTCCCTGTTGGGGTGTTGCCGCATGTCCCTGGCGCTGTCGTTGACGGCTATCAGGAGGCGGACTCGTGGGGCGCGGCTGTCGTGTATGCGGGGTGTGCTGTGGCTCCTGGTGCCGTTGCGGAGGTTTTCGAGCCGAACCGCGACGGGGCCGGGGTTGAGTTCACGGTGTATTTTCCGCCGGGCGCTGTGGTGGGTCCTCGTGATCGCGTCGAGTTGCCGGGCCATGCGGATCCGTTCGAGGTCGGCGGGGTGGCGCAGGATTGGGGCCGTAACCCGTTCACTGGCGGGCCTTCGGGTGTTGTTGTTCAGTTGGGCAGGTTCGATGGCTGACGGGCCGAAGTTGAGCCGCAAGGCTGTCCGTGACCTGCTGAGGGATCCCGGCCTTGAGAAGCACCTGCTGGCTGAGGCCGAAAAGATCGCTGCCCGCGCTGGGGAAGGGCATAAGGCATCTTCGATGATTGGCCGGAACCGTGCCCGCGCGTCCGTGATTACCGAATCGTTTAGCGCCATGTATCACGAGGCGAAGGACGGCACTCTTTCTAAGGCGGCTGGGCTTGGCTGAGTTGATGGAGTTCCCTAATGCGGCGGTGTGGCTGATCCGCTACCTTGACGCGAACCTTGATGTCCCTGTTGTTGGCGAGGTTCCTTCTACTCGCCCGGCATCGTTCGTGGTTGTTGAGAACGCCGGCGGCGCCCAGGACACGACAGTGACTGATTCGGCGCTGCTGCTGGTGGGCTCGTGGGATGCGACGAACCCGAAAGCTGAGCGGCTGGCGTCTAAAGTGCGGTCTTTGATCCGCGCCGCTGCCGGGGTGACGGTGCAGGGCGAGTACTGCAAGGGCTCAGACGCTACTAACCGGCCCGTGTATATCCCTGATCCTGACGCCAAGGTCCCCCGCTACCGACAAACCGTGTCCCTGCAATTCCGGGGCGTCGTCCTCTAAGGAGTCTGTTTTGAGAATCACTTTTGCTAATGACTACACGACGAGCGGTGGCCGCGCCTACAAGGGCGGCAGCACTCATGACGTGAATGACGCCGATGCGCGTTCCCTGATTGTCCGCGGCAAGGCCCGACCTGCCGCGGAGACCGCTTCGGCACCCGCCGCGGCTGTTCCCTCGGCCCCGGCTGAGACCGAAGCTAAGAAAGGACTCTAGCTGTGGCTGAGACCAAGAATTACGACAACATCCGGGCTTATGGCGACCTCGACTCTGAGGTTTTCTTCGCCCCGCTCGGCTCTACCCTGCCGACTACGGTTGCGGCTGATCCGATTGCGCCGTTCACGGCTGTTGGTTGGCTGTCTGAGGACGGCGTCAGCCTGGCTCTCTCGGCTGATGTTGAGAAGTTCAAGGGCTGGCAGGGCGGATCTGTCCTGCGCACGAAGGTCACTGGAACTGAGAAGACCATCTCGATTCAGTGTCTCGAAGAGACGCCTGGCGTGACTGCCCTGTACTACGGCCACGGCGCCCCGACCATTACCGGCACTGCGCCCAACAAGGTCGCCAAGATCGACCTGCCCGAGACGGTCCCGACTGTTGCGCGCGCTGCCGTGTTCAAGTTCGTTGATGGCGGCGTGACTAAGTACCTGTGCTGCGAGCGGGTCGAGGTGACGGAGCGTGAGGACCTTTCGCACCAGAACTCGTCCCTGACCATGTACGGATTCACCCTGGACATCATCGGCGATTCGTACATCCTGACCAACGCGCCGGCGTTTACTGCTGGCCCGTAGCTAGGCCGGTGGGCGGGGTGTTTTTCCGTGGTGGTTTCCCCCGCCCACCTTTTCACCTGACAACCACCGCGAACCCTTTTAGGAGAAACCACCATGGCAGAAGCCACAGCTATTCCCGCCGGCGTTAAGAAGCCGTCCGACCGTCAGTCCGCGAAGTCTGACGTCACCCCGTCCAAGTCGAAGTTCGATTGGCGCGGCACCGAATACACGGTTGACCCCGACCTGATCGATGACCTTGAGTTCTTCGAGGCGCTTGAGGGCAACCAGTTCGCTACGGCTGTGCGGAAGATGCTGGGCGACCAGTACGACAAGTTCAAGGACCAGGTTCGTGAGGCTGAGGGGCGCGTGTCGCTCGCCACGACTCAGTCGTTCCTTGAGGAATACATGAACGAGGCGCAGCGGGGAAAATAACCGCGCTTCTCTGGTTGCTCCAAAACCACGGGGAAGCTCTTGAGGCCGATCTGCAGCGCTACTACAAAGTGGACTTGGCGGACATGTACCGGGGCCGGGTGAGTGTCCGCAAGGTGTCCGTGTTGGCGACGAACCTGCCTCGCGGCGGTGCTGTCGGCGTGCGGCTTGGTGGCGCTGCGGCGATCACTGCTGAGGTTGAGGCGTC